TCACCCCAAATCCCCCAATCCACCCAACCACAACCAATGGGGTCTCCCATTCCCTCCTCACACTCCTCCCTTTACCCTCTACCTGTATCTTTCGGGGAATATTTGGATTATCCACATCTCCCTGTAGCGCAATGAATTGCGCGCATTCCAGGCACCATGTCTCCAGAAACCTTGCTTGACAAGATGGTCGTGTGAATACGAGTATGCGAGCGCAGCGAGCATACGAGTGCCCGTGCTTGCGCGCATTCAGTGCTTTCAGCACTGTGCGCATTACCCGGAATTCTCGAACTGCGCGCACTCCCAACACTGCGCGCACTTAACGCGCACGCGCGAGACAAATTCTCGCAATTGCTCTCCGGTCTCTTCCCGGATGGAGCATCCCCCGGATGTGGCTACCCGGCTTCCCACGCCCCTCTCCGCGTGGCCCCACCACCCTTTCGACTCCCACATCATCCGGAGTCCCAGGATGCTCTCCTGCGCAAAGCGGTGGCACCACACGACCATGTGACCCCACCCGGCTTTCACTCCCTCCACCCCCGGTGCGTCCGCCACCCTTTCAAATTCGTAATTTGATCTCTCGGACACAGACGAATAAACTGCCCACACGAACTGACGCCCACGTTCCAACAAAGGACCACTCATGTCCGGCGACTGCGCGCACAAGATCATCCACGGCGACTGCCTCAAGAGCCTCGACGGCATCCCGCCTGTGGACTCGATCGTCACGGACCCGCCCTATGGGATCTCATTCATGGGGAACTCATGGGATCATGGAGTCCCCGGTGTGGACTTCTGGCGTGGCTTCCTCGCGCACTCCAAACCCGGCGCGCATCTCCTCGCCTTCGGAGGAACCCGAACCTTCCACCGCCTCACCTGCGCGATCGAGGATGCAGGCTGGGAGATCCGGGATTGCCTGATGTGGGTCTATGGCACCGGATTCCCGAAGTCCCACAACCTCAAGGGTGAGTGGGAAGGCTGGGGAACCACGCTCAAGCCTGCGTGGGAACCCATCATTCTCGCACGTAAGCCAATCTCCGGAACCGTTGAAGGAAATGCCCACACTCACGGCACTGGCGCTTTAAACATCGACGCATGTCGCGTGGAGCCTACCGGGGAGTCTTCATCCCGAGACGGAGAAGAATCCAGAGATGCCAGATACACGGATCGAGGAGCCACAAACTTCGCTGCTACTCCTGGTCCTCGCGGAGGAGACGCGAAAGGCCGTTGGCCCGCCAATCTCATCCACGACGGCAGCGAAGATGTGGTCGATCTCTTCCCGCACAGCAAGGATGGAGTTGCGGTCCAGCGCAATCGCGACGGAGAGGTCCACAACCAGATCTACGGCAAGTACAAGAAACCGCCTGGGGAAGATGTGGGATACGGAGGCTCCGGATCAGCATCGCGATTCTTCTACTGCGCCAAACCATCCAAATCCGAACGCGGCGAAGGCAACAACCACCCCACCGTGAAGCCCATCGCCCTCATGCGATACCTCTGCCGCCTCATCACCCCTCCTGGAGGTGTGGTTCTTGACCCATTCGCCGGATCTGGAACCACAGGTGTGGCAGCGAAGCTCGAAGGATTCCGGTTCATCGGCGTGGAGATGGAGAAAGCCTTCTCAGAGATCGCCGAGAGTCGGATTTCTTCGATCACCCTTTCAAATTCGTAATTTGCCCACACCAACACAGACGGATACACTTCCGCACCGTTCGTCATACACTGCTCCGCGGAGACGCTCATGATCCGAGAGATCCACGTCGGGAACATCGTCATCACCGAGACACCAACCACCGAGGGGTTTTCGGCAGTCTCAATCCTCTACCGCAATCCCGTCCGCGTCGGGATCGACAGCTTCAAGACTCAGCCTACGAAGTCATCGCGGGAGCTTCTCCAAGCTGCGATCGCGCAGATCAACGCCAAGACGATTGGGCTGCTTCAGGTGAACGACGAACTCATGCACAAGCCGATGGTCGAGATCGACCTCTACAGCTAACCGGAGAACCCCATGACCGAACTGGAAGCTCTCAAATGCGCTGTCTTCGACAACGCTCAAGCGATTGGATTGCTCCGCACCCGGACGCGCGATCTCCACGAAAGGATAACCACACTCGAAACGCCTGACGCTCCACACGCGCCACACGAGTACCCAGGGTCCGACAACATCCGCGCACTCATTGCGAACATGAACCTCATCGTCAAGAACCTCGGCCGCATCGAGCGCGCACTCAGCGTGTTGGGCAGTCTCGCAGGACAACAAGACCGAATCGAACTCATCCTCAAAGGCTTCGGCGATGTCGGCTGAGCCACACACAAGGAAGCCCCATGAAAGTCTCCATCGGCCCCTACATCATCACGCAAACACCCAACCACGGACTGGGCACATTCACCACAAGTGTGGCCCCCGAATCAAACCCCCACCGTGTGGACATGCAGATGTTCGGCCTTGAAGCGACCGGAAAGCTCGGTCTCGTCGAGTCCGTCAGAGAAGAACTCATCCGACGCATCAGGGCCTACTCGACAATCCTCCACAGGATTGAAGGCAAGCACCCTGTCAAGCTGCAAGCCCTCAGCTACCTCACCGCCTACCGCACCATCTCCGGCAAGGACTGGGCACCCCTCGGAGAACTCGACCATCTCCGCAGGCGTGGATAACCTGTCGCATTCGTAATTTGCCTTCCACGACACCGATTCTTACACTGCTCGCACAGAACGAATCACAAAGGACCCCCAATGATCGTCCACCGCGGCACCGTCAGTGCCATGTACCACAGAACAAACGAACACGGCGTTGGTGTGGTTGGAGTTCTCTCCGACTCACACTTCGAGCACAGAAGCGTCCTCGAACCTGTGGAATCCGAGGATCACCTGGTTCAGTACGCTTCGCAGATACTCGCTGAGAAGATCCGACACGCCCTGTACGAATTCGAGCAATTCTCCGGCAAGACTTACTTCCAATTCGTGGAAGACCTGAACGATCGCGTCGGCTCGTTCTGACACACTGCCCACACACACCGAAAGGCTCGCAATGCCGCCAAAAGCCAACAAAGCGCCCACGAAGCCCACCCCAAAGGTCCGAAGCCTCGGGCAAGTCCTCGAACTGCCGAATGAGGTCACTACAAGCAACCCGCTTGTCATCTCGTGGGATGGAAAGTCCGCTCATGTCAGCATTCTGGACAAGGAGGGTAGGAATGACATGGAACCCGAAGACCTCCCATCCATCAGCAAGGAATCCGCCCAAGTCCTGATCGATGTCCTCACCACCTTCGTCAAGCATGGCGTGCTTGATCTGGGTTGAACCACAGGAGTCCCAATGGCCATTTGCCCACTACCAATCCCGTTCATGTGTGGATCGTCAAAGTCCGAATGCGCCGCGATCGAGGTGCAGATCCTCGAAGCGGCCGCAGAGCGAGATCTCGACATCCCCACGCTCGCGGACAAGCCAATCATCACGGCTTCCGTGTGGTCCGGAGTTCACGAGGCAATCCTGGTTCACCGGAGATACCGACTCCAGCAGTTCCCAGACCCGGAAATGATCCTCTTTCGTGCGTACGGGTCTTCTCGCAAGGAAGCCCTCGAACTTCTCCTGTCCAAGGTCCAGAACCTTCAGAAGGGAAAACGTGGCTGACGACAAAAGCGGAATCGGCATCACCCCTGAATTCATGGAGTCAATCGGACTCTCTCGTGCCCATCCGATCTGCTCGGAAACACTGGAGGTGTGGGGAGCGAGGTGCCGCGATGACTCCTTCACGGCTTCCGGTGTCGAATACCACGAAGAACGATGCGTCTACGTGTACAACGACTCCGGGTTTTTTACGCTCCACGTAACACGCCGGGAGAAGATGGCAGGCCGATACGACACATGCCAAATCTGCGTCCTGAAGGATGCCGCCCACCTTCAGCGCATGATTTACAACCTCACTCTCGACTGGAGGTCCTGAACCCGTGTCCTACACCGTAAGAACCCCGGCTGAACCACACCCTCTCCACGGCATCGCCTTCCACATCAAGGAAGACAACGAGGAGTACGTGGGCCTGGATGTGGAGAAGCTCTCCGCGGAGCGAGATGTGGTCAACGGAGACATCCGTGGCGCTTTCCTCGAAGCGTTCACGGAGTTCCACAAGAAGTCCGATGACCTCTTCCGCCAGATGATCCGAGCGCAGATCCGACAGGACCCGTTCCCGGAAGAGTGGGTTACAGTCCTGAAGAAGTAACCGAACTCCCGACGCGCCAGCCATCGTCAAGGATTAGTTCCCCTTGTCGATGTGGGTGATTGACCGATCCACCCGTGGCGCGTCGGGTTTTGCATCCATAGCTCAGATGGATAGAGCAGCGAGCTTCTACCTCGCCGGTCGGGTGTTCGAGTCGCCCTGGATGCACCTGAAAACACAAACACCCCGCAAGGTCCCGGAGATTCCGAGGCTTTGCGGGGTGTGGTTGTTTTGCGGATTCGGCTCAGCAAGGCACGGCGGACTTACTCACAGCTTCTCTCCCACCAACGCCCGCAGCTTCGCCTCACACTCACGCCACGTCTCTTCCAAGCTCTCGTCCCCGGTGTTCGCGGACTCCCGGTAATCCACCGCGTGAACCGCCTCATACGTCACCTGACACAACGCCGCGACCTTCCGCATGATGGCGATGGTCCCGTCGCTGTGCTGGTGCTCCCGCGTGGAGTTGCTCGCGATCAGTTCGATGATCGCTTCGGCCAGGCTGTCGATGTGGTGCTCTTGGTATCCGAATGCTCTGTCGCTCATTGCTTCTCCCCAATCATCCGCCACAGGCTTCCCATGCTCATCAACGGCAATCGCGGCCCATTCAGCCAGCAACCCCCGTCCGCATACTCGATCACCTCAAACCCGCCCTTCTCCCACCGTCTCGGGAAGCCTCGGGCCTTGTCTTCCTCGTTCAGCACCCAGCCGTCAGACGCAAGGTTGTCGCAGGTGACGGGGGATTGGTCGGTAAGCATCACTTCGCCCCCATCGCCATGCACAACTTCACACCCCAGGCCATCGCCCATGTGGCTAGCGCAGGCTCCTGCTTGCAGGCTCGGAGCGCGTCGAGGGCGAGTTGTGGGTCGAGGCTTGGATCACCCGTGTGGCACTTACCACACTTCTTGGATGCCGCGGCTTCCTTGCGTTGCTCTGCCATCTCTCTGGTCACTTCGTCGGACATGGGGTTGCCTTTCACTTGATGAGCAGCTTCGAGATATCCCGCTTGTGAATCTGATCCGGAACCACACTCAGGAGCGGGGTCCAGAAATACTCCGCACCCTCGAAGAAGTAGTGCGTGACCTGCGACAGTCGCGTGCGGGTCTTGTCCCACCGCAACGCTCCACCATGAAGCAGATTCGAGGCCCAGATGAGGCACTGGCCCTTCTTCATGATCCCGAGTCGCTTGTTGCGAGTCAGGCCCTGCTGTACGACCAACCGAGCGATGTAATCCTCGTAGTGGTGATACGAAGACTCCTTGGCCGCCACGCCGATCGTCTGCATGTTCACCTCGGGCAACTTGTGGCTGCCTTCGTAGAACACGAGCGGGCCGTTATTTTCGTCCACATCTTCGAGGGCCAGCCAGACGCCGCACATCAACCCAGCAGGGTGTGAGTTGAAGTGAATCGTGTCGGAATGAATTTCCTGTTCCGTGCCGACCTTGAAGCTCAGTGTCTGGAACGGCAGAGGCTTGGATGCGTAGAGCCCCTTGAGGACAACATCCACGTTTTCGTTGAGAGCGATCGCCCTGCACGCCTCGGATGTCTTCCACAGGTCCTGCTTGCGGCCGTGCATGGCGTTGCCGAACACTGCATTCATATCCTGGATGGCCTGATCCAGAATCGAAACGTCAATCTCCGGATCAAAAATCAGGTATCCAGATTCTTTGTACTGATCCCGAGCATCGAGCACGGAATCGTCCATTGTCCACACCTTGGTCATTGCGTTCTCTCCGTGATGCTTAGAGGTTGTGGGCTTCAAAATACTTCGTCATGCGATTACGCGGTCCCTTAGTACCACCTGATCCAATTCGCCACACAAACAACCGCGCGTCCCCGGTTGTCTCCAACTCCGCAAACCCCGCGTCGCGGAGATGCGCCATCAGCTCGAAATTCTCCTCCTTCACCACCACCTTCGCATGCCGATCGGTGTGTCCCAGCAGTGTGTCCTTGAGCTGGTACAAACACACCGGAACCATCTCCATCGGGCAGGAGTAGATCAACAGGCGATTCGCCATGCCGTCCTTGGAGATCTGGAACCAGCCCTCGATGCCGTCAATCGATTCGATGAGAAAAATCGTACTGTGCTTGCCAGACAATCTGTTTCTCACGATTGCGGCAGTATCCCCGCTCGGCCCGAACCTCTTGGAGCAACTCAGAATCCCCTTCGTGTCGGCGAGTGTCGCAATCCTGACTCTTGCGTGAACGCTGTTTTCCATGCCTTCCCGACCCTCGTGATTTGAGCCATCGCTGTCGTGTCGCATTGAACCAGCTCCTGTCGAGCTTCCAGAGGGTGATAACCGTGGGGACCCGCTCATCCACAACAAACACAATCCCGGCAGCGATCCAGTAGGAGATGTTCTCCTGCTTCATGATCGCCCCGAAGTCTTCCTCCGTGGCCCGACGTGCGTTTCTGATCGCAAGTCGGATGAGATGTGGGCTTCCTTCCCGTGAAACCCTCTCCTTCCACCGCTTCATCGCGTGGAACGTGAACCAGGTGCTCTCAGGTAGCCGAGTCACATTGTGGACCCTTCCGCCTCGGTAGGCTCGAAGATGCTGTGGGTGACGAAGACTCGATCGTTACCCTTGGAATAGTTCAGGACGTAATCAAAAAAGTGACCTTCGGCACACCCGAACGGGATCCTCACGAACGGCGCTGCGTCGTCAGATGGGGCAGTGGTGATCCCGTGGAGATTCGCCATCGATCGGGTCGGTCCAGTGCTCACGAGAACCGGCAACATGACGAGATCCGGAGACGCACATTCCGGGCATCTGAGTTCACACACGGGAGCAGCGCCACGCACTTGCCCCACGATCACCCGGAACTCCCTCAACCCCGGTTCCGGCTCCTCATCGCCATCCCAAGACTCGTGTGGCCCTTCGAGAGTTCCGTCATAAGCCATGAAACGATCCTTGCGACCACCCAGGCAATCCTGATCCACGCCACGAGACCGGCAATACCGACAAACCCGTACTTCTGCCTGTGGAGCAAGTAGACCTCGTCCCTGACAAGCTGCGTGAGCCTGGATTTGCCTGGAAGCTCGCCTGAATGCACAGAGCGATAGATCTGGTCGATGGTGAGCCTCGAAGACCAATCCACCCAGATCGCGTCATGCTGGTGAGCGCCAAATCCCACGGCCGGTTGCTTGCCAGCTTGGTATTCCCCGAGGAAGTGTCTCTGGCACTGCTCGACGATCTCTTTGTGTTCTGGAAGCTCTATCACAGGGCACCGTGTTCCTCGTCTTGCTCCGGGTCTCCGGTCAACTCCACACCCACACCAATCCCGATGTTCATCACACAGACCGTGAACGATCCCGTGAGTGCTGCTGTGGCCAGCATGAGCAATCCGAGGGCGATCGGCTGATCCATCTTGGATGCGTAGGCTCCCACGGATGCCGCGACGAGCGCGACACCAACCATGAGCATCGTCTTCGCGTAGTCCTTCATCTCTGGCGCTCCGTGTGTTCGGGCAGTGTGTGCCGAAGTGTAATCAAGGGGACGTGGCGAGGGAAGTGTTCGTTTTCGGTTTTTTCCCGACACGTTGTCTCTTTCGATGCTTTCCGGGATTCTTCTTCCCGGTTTTCTTGGGCTTTCCACGCAGGACAGCCTGCGCAGCCCGATAGGCGAAGGACTCCTTGTCCTCGAATGTGGCGACGATCCACTTCAGGTAATCCCGAGGGACGTTTCTCCACAGCAGCCCCTTGTGCTTCCCGAATGCGATCGGATAGGACCCGAAGTCCACGCCTTTAGGCTCCACGGGCTTCTTGGGCGGAGACTTCACGCTCTCTCGGCCAATCCGCAGGAACTCGTCCCAGTCCTCGACAGGGATCATTCTGGCGCACGCACGGACCTTCCATCCCTTCTGTGGAGGCCACGACTCACCGAGGATCTCAATTTGCCGTTTTGTCCAACCGCGATTCTTCGTGGCTCCGTAGACGATGAACGACTCCGTAACCAGCCTGTGGGTTCCAAGTTTCATGCTCGCCTTTCTCTGCGCGCAGTGTGGTCATCCCCTGTTGTTGTTCTAAACAACAGAGCTGGAGATCTTCAGTGCTGCCTGGTTAAGCCTGTTTCAGATTCGCTGAATCGGGATTTGGCGGATTGCTTGCTTTTTGAACTTGGTGACTGGGACACTGACCACTATGCAGGATCAATTACCTGCGCGTTCCCCAGGAAAACCGACGCATCGGTGCAATCCTTTTTCCTCCTCAGAAGGCCCGGCCTCGAAAAGCGGAGCCCGCGAACCACCCGTTGGTACTGACGGTGGCTTCCCACAGATGTGGGTTGAGTTGCCTTTTTCGCGGGAGAAGGTTCTCAAGAACACAACCCGAGGACGAAAGTCGTCCAGTCTACGGCAGCCCACCAAATCCTCCGGAAGATCTCTCTCCTCCATCGGATCACTTAGGGAGATGTGGCATTGAGGCAAGCCTCGTTGTCAATTCCCCGTCTCGTACATCCAAACCGTCAAAATCACCGCTTCACCGCATTCTCTCCGGACAACCCAAATCGCCCTTCGATACGGCGAAGCGTAGTATTCATACCCACGCTTCCATTCGACCTTCTTCAGTCCGGCTTCACGCCGAAACCGATCGATTCGTCGTCTCAACCGCCTCCGAAGAGGCTGAGCCTGCTTGGCCACGTTCTCCACACGACGCTTCGGAGCCGTTCTCTCGAATCGCTCCTGGAACCTCTTGTGGCAGTGCTTCGTGACCGTGATAGGCCCCCTCACAGGTCGTCTCTCCATGTGTCTCCGTGGAAGTCCCGATCAACCCGACGCATCTTCGGGATCGGAATCGCGGTGTCCTCGAAGAGTTCATCCAGGTCTTCGTCGTGGATGATTTCGAGATCGTCGAGATCCTCGTCCCGGAACGGGTCAGGTTTCTTCTTCTCGGGCTTACGGCAACTCATGGCGAAAAACTCTGTGAGGCATGTTGACACTCTCTGCCCGCAAGCATAGACTGCACTTGCCAACGTGTCAACGAGTTTGACGTGTGGTTTTTCTTCGGAAGGGGAACGGATGCGATTCGAGACATTTTCGGATTCTTCGTGCGTCGTTCAGGGATGCTTCGCCACGTCCCTTGGTCCGGTTTATGTGACTCAAGGGTCAACGACCGTACTCCTCAAGGACGCCGACGAAGATTCCGTGGAGTTCAACCCTGCTGAATGTGAAGAACTCTGGCCCGCCCTCAAGGCGTTCGCCGAGACCGGCGACATTCGGAATGCCGACTACGGGCCGCGGATTCCTCCGCTTCCGGTGAAGCCGTGCGAGGGTGGCACTGGCTACGGGGCGAACTTCCTGAGTGAGGGGGATTCTCCGTGTCACGCCGGGATCTCTCAGGATGCCGGTTCCGAATTCGTCAATTTGCGAACTTCGGAGACTCCCGGCGCTGAGATTACCCTCGACCAAGACACCGCCGAACGTCTCGCTCTCGTGCTCCTGCGGTTCGCGCGCACGGGGCGGATCGAGGAGAAGCAGGCCACGAAGGATGTGGCTGAGACGGTTGACCCGGCTGTGGATCAGAATTGAACGCCCTATCCACCATGTGTGGAAAAGGATCGCTGCTCGCTTGAATCGCGAGTGGTGCAAGTTGAAGCAATCCGGAGATGCGAGGTTCGACCCCCGCCGGTGGCATTGGCCAGCCGCTGTAGTTTAATGGTAGAACGCCGTGATTCCTCGCGTAGCTCAATTGGCAGAGCACCGGCAGACGTGCCGTCAGTGTTGGTTCGAGTCCAACCGCGTGGTATCCGACAGGCTGGGGAACCCGGTGAGTCGGCGAGCCGCAATCGTAACTGCGGTGACGACGGGGAAAATTAGACAAGGCTGACCCGTAGCGTTCTGGCGTAGCTCAACTGGTAGAGCAGTATACTTTTAATATGCCCGTTGGATGTTCGAGTCATCCCGCCAGAATCCATGCCAAAACCAGACACCAGCCTCCGCGTCGTCATCAACGACCAACCGTGGCACCTGATTTTCGCCACACGGAAGCGAATCTCCGAGGAAGCCAAGAAGCACCAACTCTCCTACCGACTCAACGGGATGTGCGACTGGGACGCGAGGACCATCTGGATCTACCGAGGTCTTACCGGCAAGGAGTTGATGGACACGATCACCCACGAGTATTTCCACGCCAAACGTGGGGATTGCACTGAGGAGTGGGTGACTCAGGCGGCTTCGGAGTTGACAGATATTCAGTTTGATGTGTTGGGGTACAGGAGAATGGAATCCCACAAGGACGTGGCGAGTTGATCCCAGACAACAACCGATCCTCCGAGCTTCGAGCCGCGGTAACGATCGTTCGATCGGCACTCGAAAAGGGCATCGACGCCTACAACATACGCCAGTACATCCGGGACGCAGGCGACATCGAGGTGGATGGAAATCCCATCTCGGACGCCATGTTCCAGGGTGTGCTGGCTATCGCCATTCAGCAGATCCAATCCGAGACTGACACTCGGGAATTCTCGGCGAAGCGAGCGAGAACCGAGGCGTACAACCTAGCCCAAGCGATCGCGCAGGCTTGTCTCGTTGGTGGGGACGTGAGGGAGGCGAACAAGGCTGTCTCGAACATGATCGCCGTGATCGCCACGAGACCTCCACCGAAACCACCGAAGCAAGCCAAGGATGTGGGCAAGAAGGACTCGATCCCCAATCTGACGAATGACCAGCTCCGCGAGCTGATTGGAGAGAAGACGAGTGGCGAAGAGGAAGGCTAGCGATCAGGACGCGCTGCTGGAGCTTTCCCGACGTGAGCCCAAGGTCTTCCGCGCCATGCTGGAGATCGATGGTGCCGGGTCGGAGCGGGTTCGGTACGCCAATGTGATTGCGCCGTTCCAGGAGAGGGACTTCGCCGCACTCGACCCGATCTTCATGTGGACTGCCGGATCTCCGGGCGCGGAAGATCCGGCGAAGAAGAAGGCGTGGATTCAGCGCGCACGCGGACACTCCAAGACCACAGACATTGCGTCTGAACTGACGTGGTTGTGTTACGCCGGACGGAAGCAAGCCTCGGTGATCGTGGGTGCCGCAGACCGGGACCAGGCGAAGCTCGTCTCTTCCAGCATCCGGAAGCTGATCGAGATGAATCCGTGGCTGTCGGACTTCGTGGACCACACGACCTACGAGATCCGCTCCAAAAACGGAAACGTGGTCATCGAAATCCTTCCGGCTGATGCGGCTTCGTCGTTCGGCTACACCCCACACCTGACGATCTGCGACGAATTCACACACTGGCGGAAGGCGGAGTTCTGGGGATCTCTCGTCTCTTCCGCCGAGAAGAAGCGTGGCTGCCTCGTCGTCTGCTGCAATGCTGGTGTGGGCAAGGACTGGAAGTTCAACGTCAGGGAAGCCGCGAGGACGGACCCACAGTGGTACTACTCGGCCCCCGAAGGGTGTGTGGCTCCGTGGTTCACACAGAAACAACTCGACGGACAACGCAAGCTCCTCCCGCCCGCGGAATACTCCCGTCTGTGGGAGAACAAGTGGCAGGAATCGGGAGGTGAGCTTGTCTCGCTGGAAGAGGCGCTGGCCTGCGTCAATCACGACATCACCGAGCAAGATTACGGCACGCCAGGATGGTCCTACGTGGCATCTGTGGACTACGCCGAGAAGCACGACTTCACGGTCGGTGGAATCGGCCACGTTTACGACCACAAGATCTACCTCGACCGCATGGATGTGGAAATGCCGAGGCCCGGCAAGTCCGTGAAGACATCCTGGGTCCGGAATTGGATGGAGAACATTCAGGAAAGATTCCTCGATGTTCTCTTCATCGTGGACCCGTACCAGCTTGTGACGATCATCGAAGAACTCGGGGCGCAGGGATTCGACATCGAGCGGTTCGACTTCGGCTCCGGCAAGGGCAACTACGAGATCGGGATTGCGCTGCGTCAGGCGATCATCCACAACCGTGTGGAATGGTATCCGAATTGTGGCGCTGTTCAGCGTGAATGGGGCAGGGAAGGACTGGAAGACGAACTCGCGTCTCTGATCGTGAAGCCCACATCGGGCGGTAAGCGATGGAGATTCGATCACATCAACGACAACGTCCACCATGACGACAGGTCGTACGTGCTGGGCTCGATGATTCACGCCTGCGTGAGACAGTTCCCCGAGGGTGGGGAGTATTTTGGGATGTCCGACTGGCAAGGTCTCTTGGAGGATTGATGACTCCCCGTATCAAGGAATGGAGCAACGACTTCCTGATTCTCAGCGAGGATCTGGCTGGTCCCATCGCGCTCGCGAAGAAGATGCGAATCGAGGATGAGATTCGCGTGTGTCAGGGTCAGATCGAGGGTCTTCGTAAGTCTCGCCCGGAGGGGAAGAGACTGATCGAGATGATCGTGAGCGACCTGAATCGGCTTCAGGAAGCGAATTCCCAGGAGCGCGCGGAGTCCGTGCTTCTGCGGAATGCACGGGAGTTGTCGGAGAGCTACCAGCGGCAGTCGCAGGGGTATCCCTCGAACTCCAAGGCGTTGCTTCAGGAGATCGCCAGCTACTTCTCACTCCTCGACATCGAGACAATCGCTGAGACGCTGGAGAAGCGAATCGCTCCGGCAGCAATCGATGTGGACGAGCAGATCGAAGAACTCCAGATGCGGATCGAGGACCTCAAGAGCGCGCCTCCGTACCACTGGCCTTCCGACGAAGATGTGGGCGAATTCTTTCGCTCCGGACACGTTCCGACGAACTGGCGTGGTCGCTCCGTGAGTGCGACGTACTTCCCCGCACAGATCGCCGAGCGCATCTGTTCCGACTTCCTCATCGAGTACCGGACTCGTGCGGTCTGCTACCTGAAGCCGGTCACGAATGTGGGTGTTCTGGTTTCCACGCTGCCCGAGAAGAAGAAGGCCGTGTGGACGGAGCTTTATACACTGCTGGCAATCACTCCCCAATCTCGTCGCCACATCTACATCCCGATCTCCGCCGCCAAGGAGACCAGCGACGAATCTGTGCCCGAAAACCCGATGTTCAAGCGAGGTTGACCGTGAGCGACACACTCATTCACAGCGAAGGCGAGGTCTTCCGCGCTGAGCCGTACTCCGAAGAAGAGTTCGCAAAACGCGAACAGTCCGGAGATCCGATCCAGATCTTCGAGACCGATCGTGGCTTCTTCATGGGGTCGGAAAAGGTCAACTCTCGGATCGTCGCGCTCTTCGGGCAAGAGGCTCTGCGGAAAGAGTCCACGAATCAGATTGTGGATGAAGATCCGGATCAGGCGGACTGGAATACTTCCGCTCAGTCCGCGAAGGACGACACGCCTGCGGCTCGCGAGAAGTATCGGGAAGCCTGTCGCTACCTCGCGAAGTGGCACCCGAATGCGCGCGCTGCGATTCGGCTGTATCGGAACTACGTCGCCGGGAAGGAGCTGAAGCTCGAAATTGAGCCGGTCGACGATTCCGAGGACGACTACGAGGACGAAGATCGTCGCGAGCGATGGGCCGCGCAGTTCATGGACTTCCTCCGGGTGAATTCCGGCAGCTACTCCATGACCTCGCATGTGGTCAGAACATATCGCGATGGCGAAGCGTTCGTGTGGGGACTTCCGGAAAGTGCGTGGGATCGGGATTGGCCTCCCCGTGTGGCTTTCCTGCGCCCAGAAGAGATCGCCGATCCGAACGACAAGGATGCTGCGAATCAGGACCACGTTGACTACACGCACGGGATCATCACGGACCCGAACGACATCTACACCGTGCGTCAGTACCTGCGGGTGAAGACTCGTGGTGACGCGATCGGGACAAGCCTTCCCCCGATTCCGGCCGACCAGGTCATCCACACGAAGATCGACTGCGACGAGGACGAGCTGAGAGGTAATCCGCGGCTGCTTCCCGTCATCAAGCCAGCGCGGCAGATCGAGGGGATGGTCGACACGGAGTTGGTCGGGCGAAAGCTGCAAGCCTCGGTCGTGCTCCAAAAGAAGGTCGCCGGTGGTCCGAATGCGGTTCGATCCGTCTCGGACAATGCGCGCACGAGCACGAGCAACTACTCAAGCGGATCGATGAATCGCGAGAAGGTGCGCCCCGGCACGATCGTGACCACCGGCACGAATGTGGAGTATGCGTTCCTCACGCCGGACACGAACTTCTCCGACGCATCCCCACTCGCGCGCCAGATCCTGCTTCAGATCAGCGCTGCCACCGGTTGGCCGGAGTACATGATTACGGGTGATGCCTCCAACGGGAACCTCGCGAGCGCGCTGGTTCAGGAGGGGCCTGTGGTCAAGATGGTTCAGGACGAGCAAGAGTTCTTCGCGAAGGAATTCGAGAAGCTATTCCGCTGGTATCTGAAGCTGGCGATCGAGAAGGGTGTGGTCGAAGACCTCGCCGACATGGACGAGTTCGACGAGAAGTACCGGATCACATGGAACTTCCCTGTCGCCGTGACTCGGGACAACCTGAAGGATCGTCAGGCGGACAACCTGAGCCTCATGGGTGGCGTGATCTCCCGCACCCAGGCGATGCGCAACCTTGGAGTCAAGCCCGCCAAGATGAAGCGCGAGATGAAGGAAGAGATGGACGAGCTTCCCGCGATGGGGAATGGGCTCGCTGCCATGAATCCTTCGATGGCGGACAAGCAGGACAGTTCCGCGGCAAACGCTCAGGACGGAAGCGGAACGAACCAGGGTGACAGCCCAATCGTTCAGCACGACGACCGCACCGAATCCGAGGGTTATGTCGCTCCGGAAGGTGCCAAAGCTGAGGCGAAGCGTGGCCTCGAATGGCGACAGGAGTTCGGTCGCGGCGGGACTGCTGTGGGTGTCGCGCGTGCGCGGGACATCTCGGGTGGCAAGTCGCTCTCCGCAGACACGATCGGCCGGATGGTTTCGTTCTTCGCTCGTCACGAAGTCGACAAGCAGGGCACGGGATGGTCTCCGGGTGAAGAGGGATATCCGTCGAATGGGCGGATCGCGTGGGCGCTCTGGGGCGGTGACGCCGGTCGTGCGTGGGCAAACAAGGTCTACGACTCCTTCGAGGATGCGGAGTAACCACATGATCCTGCGATACGTCACCCACTTCTACATGGGACAGTCGGACACCACACACTTCGCTGCCGTGGACAAGAACGGCAGGGCCTTCACCGCGTGTGGGGCAATCTTCTCACCTCCGGACTCGGCCTGTGCGAATGGGCAGATGGAGATGCACCTGAAGATGCCGAGCACGGCGATTTGCAAGTCGTGCGCGTCCAGGGCCACAGGGAAGTGGGCGAAGGACAGGTTCGGGGACAAGCCGAAGAACTGGTCGCCTCCTCCGAAGATCGCGAGAGAAACGAAGACGGACGACCATGAATACTTCGACGACATTGACTGGAGCAATGATGTCTTCTATCTCGAATCCCCCGTGGAGCGAGTTTCAAAGAACAAAAAGCCAAAGGCTGTTCAATCGCTCGATCCGGTACGCAGTCAGAATCGCACAGCTTGAGTCGCGGTTCGAGCTGGTCGCGGCGAAGATCGTCAAGGCCGCTCAGGATGTGGCTTTGAGATCCTTCGACATGCTCGATGGACTTCGCGGCATCTCGCCGAATGTGATCGCGTCCTCTGTCGCAGCAAATGTGGGCCAAGAGCTGCGCGCCGCATGGCCGGGACTGAAGGCGGCGATCGAGAAGCTCCACAATCGCGCTACGGCAGCATCCCTGAAGATCGTGGCCCCGTCCAAGCCTGTGGGCAAGGAAGGCCCCGAGGAAGACGCCGAAGATGCCGTGTTCGATGAGTTCAGCGAGACCCTCGAAGACCTCGCGCTCGATGTCTCGCTTCTCGGGCTGATCTCTCAGATTCAACAGCGTTCACGCTTCGCAGGAATCCTCATCAATGGACTCACGCTCAATGAATACTGGGACTCGATGGTCGTCACGCAGCAGAATCGCGTTTTCAGCGTGGTCATGGCTGTTCTGGCTGATGACCAATCCGGTGCTGCTGGTAATACGAGAGCGGTGGTCCGCAACCTCACATCCCCACAGCGAAGCGCGGGATCGCAAGTCGCTCTGCTATCGGGACAGTCTGACTCGTCGGTTGTCGCGGCTGTCCAAAAGCACCTCGGAAGCGCCGTCCACGCCATCGGGAATGATGCTCTGGTGCTGGCATCATCTGCATTGCCGGGACTGACGGGATGGGTTCACTCGGCGATTCTGGATGAGGCCACATGCCGGGTGTGTCGGGATCTCGATGGGACGTTCTATTCCGCGGATGCGTCGGGTGGGTTCTCTGGGAGATCGCTCCCGATTCACTATCTGTGCCGGTGCAAGTACCTGCCAGTGACCGGTGGTGAGGAGCAAGCCCACATGGCGATCCCACCGAAGAAGTTCGGCAAGTGGTTCAGGGATCAGTCGTGGGAATTCCAGAAGAGTGTGGTTGATCCGGATACGTGGTTCGAGACATTCCCGGAGCTGCGCAAGAACGGCCGCATCATCTCCAAGACCACGCCAGAAATCGAGGTTCTGTGATGGACATCGTCGTCAAGCCGCGCGAGAAGATCGTCAAGATGCTGGTGTGGCACACGGACAGCCCCAAGAACGAGGCGGACGCCAAGCGGATTGTCTGCGCTGTGGGTGTGGACCAGGAGCAAGCGAATTACGCGCTGCACATGCTGGAGTTGCCCGAGCGAGATCGCATCTCGTACTCCACGCAGATCCGGAATTGCATTCAGCAACTCATCATGGCGCAGAAGCTGACGCCTGATTGCCACATCCGCATGTCCAACAAGGTGACGGGGCATGGGATGAATGTTTACTGGCGATTGGCGAACTGGCTGGGATACGCGCTGGCGTGTCGCGATGAAGCGAGATTGGCTGTGACGAAGGCTGATATCCGCGCTTTTATCGGTGGCAAGCCGACTGAACTCATCATCAACAAAAAGAAGAAACCATAAAAAGTTGTTGACACGTTGCCAGAGTGTGATGTAGACACAACATCACCATGAGCAAATACACCGACGAATACACCGAGTGGTGCCAGGAAGCCATCTGCGAGGCGGACAGCAAGTTCGTGCGCAATGTTCTGCTCTGTGGCAACCAGTCGAGAAACGGCTATGCGATCCCCGAGTCTGCTTTTGGCCGGGGAGCCTCGACGCTCTACGAAGGCAAGCCCGTTTACCTCGACCACTCCCCCGCGGGGACGGAACACAGTCGTTCCGTGCGTGATCTCGTCGGCCATGTCGTGGGCGTGAGAATGGAAGGAGGTCGCCCCCGTGGCGATGTCCACGTTCTCGATACCGAAAGCGGGAACTTGTTCCTGTCGCTGGCCAAGGAAAAGCGTCGTGGCCTCGGTATGTCCCATGTGGCCATGTACAAGTTCAACAAGGGTCGCACCTCGGTCGAATCGGTCGAGGATGTGATTTCTGTCGATGTGGTCTGCGGTCCCGCCACCACGAAGACATTCTCGGAACAGACCAAGACCGGAGACACCATCTTGACCGAAACCGAAATCAAGGCGCTGAACGATCGCCTCGCCACCGCTGAAGCCGAACTCAAGGTCGCCAAGGCTGATCTCGAATCGGTTCGCGCGAAGCTGGAAGTCGCCGACAAGAACCTCGCCACGGTCACGACCGAGCGCGACACCCTCAAGGCCCAAGCCGACAAGCTGGCCGTGAAGGAGTCGGTTCGTGCGGAACTCGCCGCGGGTGGTCTCGACATCGCCGACAAGGATTTGTGCTCGGAGGCCTTCATCGGCCTTCTGGAGACCATCTCCGACGCCAATGTTCGCAAACTCCACATCGAAGACCGGGCGAAGCTCAAGAAAGAGTCGACCCTCGTGATTGGCCAAGGCGCTGGTCGCACCGCCACGGACGCCAAAACGTCCTTCGAGGCGATGCTTCCCGCTGGCGTTTCCCTCTTCGAGTGATTTTCCACACACTGCCCACACGGGGATTTGACACACATGGCTAACGCCCACAACTACCGAAATGGCGAGCAAGTCTTCGTTCGCCCGGCCGTTGACAGCGCGATCGTGATTGAGCGTGGCGACATCTGCTTCCTCAACACCGATGACGTTCGACCGGCCTCGTCCTACGCCTACGACACCAGCGAATCGGTGACGCAAGCCGCGTTCACGGCGGTGTTCCTCGGTATCGCCGATGACGCTTCGGCGTCTGGCGACACTGACCCCATCAACGTGGACATCGGAGCGACCTCAGTCTACGAGTTCACCTGCTCGTCCACGACGTGGGAAATCGGAACCACGTTCGCTGTGGATGTGAATGGTACGAGCGCTCTGTACAGCCAGATCCTGGACAAGCAGGCCACGGCTTCTCGCTGTATCGCTCGTGCTCGCAACCGCGCCACCGCGGCTTCGACGAAGGTCCAAGTGTCCTTCGCCAGCGCCTACAACACTGGCTCGGCGAACTCCAACGCCGCGCTGTGATCGACTGAATCTCCCTCCTCGGCCGGGTTTCTTGCGACTCCGTTCTGTGAGTCGCACCCGGCCTGATGGCTCGCAATCTCACCTCATTCGAGGACCCTCCCCATGCGTAAGGTCTCTGTGGACGCCCTCAAGGCGGTCTACGATGCCCACGGCCCCAAGGGGCTGTTGAAATTCGTCCGTGAAGGCTTGAAGGCGAAGACCTTTTCGCTGGAAGACTTCTCGATCCGTCAACTGGCGATGGTCACGGGCGCGATCGACCCGTGGACCGAAGAAGCCTCGCTGCTTCGCGTTTCCGGGCAAGACCGGATGCTCGAAGCCTCGCCTTCGCTCTATGCGAACGAGTGCCACAATCAGTGGGAGCGCGCCAAGGGCTCGGCTCTGGCTCGCGAGTCACTGACGACCACGATCTTCCCGGTCGTGACGGCGGAACTGCTCCAGAACAAGATCATCGAAGCGTATCAGTCGGCTCCCGGCATCGCGATGGATCTCATCACGGTGGTTCCGAGCAAGGTTCGCAACCAGAAGATGGCCGGGTTCACGGGCATCGGTGGTTCGCTGGATGTGCCGGAAGGGATGCCTTACCAAGAAACCGGCTTCGGTGAAAAGTACGTCACCACGTCGGAATCGAAGAAAGGCCGCATCCTCTCGATCAACGAAGAAACCATCATGTTCGACCAGACGGGTGAAATCGCCCGTCGCGCGAACATGCTCGGTGAGTACGTTCGTCAGGAATGGGAACGGTCGACGGTTCGGGCGATCATGGATGCCGACACCGCGACTGGCAAGTACGTGTACCGTCCGAACGGGACCGCGGAAGCCCTCTACAACACGGACGGCTCGAACTACAACTACATCGGTGCCAGCAACACGACCAGCACGTCGTTCAATGCTGCGTCCCCGATGGTCGACTGGACCGACTTCGACCACGTCCGGAAGTACCGGGCCACGGAAGTCAAGGATGATCGTCAAGACGGCACGCAACTGCCGATCGGGATGATTAACTCCGGGCTGACGCTGCTCTGCCCGGAATCGCTGCTCGGCACGGCTCTGTCGATCTACAACGCGACCTCGGTTGACGCCTCTGGTGCGACGACCTCGGCTCACGTTGCTCACACGGGCGGGAACCAGGTCCGTGCGATGATCTCGCGGATCGTCTCCAGCCCGTACGTGGATGAAGTGAGCGCGGCTGACTACTACATCGGTCAGTTCAACCGCCAGTTCATCTGGAATGAAATCATGCCGCTCCAGACCTTCGTGCAAGGATCTGGCAGCGAATCGGCGTTCGAGCGTGACGTGGTCCTCCGCATCAAGGCCCGCTACTACGGCGGTCTGTCGGCGGTTGACTCGGTCTTCGTGACGAAGGTCGACGGTGCCTGACCCTGATTGACATCACACCGGGAGAGAGTGGTTTACTGCTCTCTCCCGGTTCTGACACTCACTGAAAGGTTTGATATGAAGGTTGGTGGGAAGTCCGCGCTGGTGAAGAACTCTAGGTCCCTGACGCTGAAGTCGGGTGACGAGAAGATCGACCTGGTTCTCACCGCCGTTCCGATGGGGTGGCGGGACAAGATTCTGAAGACCAAGGCGTTCGTGTTTCCGGAAGCACCGAAGAAGCCCCTCAAGGACAGCAAGGGGAAGGTGATTCGCCGGGAAGATGGAACCGCCGAGATCTTCCAGGATGAAGAGGATCAGGAATACAAGGAAGGCATGGCTGATGTCGGCGCTCGATTGCGTGCCGTCAAGGTCTACCAGCTCCTCAAGGAAGACCCGAACATCTCGTTCGATTCGCAGGAGCCTGTCTCCCTGAACACGGACGAGTGGTTGAAGTTCTCCAAGAGCATCCTCGAAGAACTCGCCCAATTCGGACTGACGGAAGCCGAGATCGTCTCGATCGACTACCTCGGCGACAAGCTGTCTGTCCGTGTGGACATGGATCAGGTGAAGACTGATTTTTTGTCCGGAGAGAGCCAGGACTCGCAGGAGTAGGCGGGAAGGGCAAGTGCATCCTCTACGAAGGGGATGACAGGCTCGATCCCACAGACCTCTACTTCGAGTACAGGGCGTGTGAGCTTCTCGGATACAAGCCCGAG